TGACCATCACACCAGGTGCTGGGTCAATCGCCATTTCGTTTACCGGCCCAGGTGCTGGCTCAGTGACCAGTGTGGATGTATCGGGCGGGACAACTGGACTGACTGCAAGCGGTGGCCCAATTACCAGCGCCGGCACTGTGACCCTTGCCGGAACATTGGTGGTGGCCAATGGCGGCACTGGAGCGACCAGCTTGACTGCCAACAATGTTCTCTTGGGTAACGGCACTTCTGCTGTGCAAGTGGTGGCCCCTAGCACTTCAGGAAATGTCCTGACAAGTAACGGCACAACCTGGCAATCAACCGCACCTGCGGCTGGCTTTAGCACTTCAGCAAACAACACCTTTACCGGCACACAAACTTTTTCAGGAACATCATCAGCCAAAGCCATTGTTCTAAATGACGCAGCAGAGGTGGCAACAGTCTCAGCCACAGCGGCCACCGGCACGATTGCTTATGACATTACTACGCAGTCGGTGCTGTACTACACATCGAACGCCAGCGCCAACTGGACTGTTAACTTCAGAGGCTCATCTGGCACATCCCTGAACACGCTGATGGCTACCGGCGAATCTATGACTGTCGCCTTCCTTGTAACGCAGGGCGCTACAGCCTACTACAACAGCGCTGTGCAAGTGGACGGCACAACCTCTGGAGTCACTACAAGATGGCTTGGTGGTGCGCCCACAGCGGGAAATGCCAGTGGCATTGACAGTTATCGTTATTTGATTATCAAGACCGGTAGCGCGACTTTCACAGTGTTGGCAAGCAACACACAATTCAAGGCTTAACCCATGCCATTACAAGCAACTTCAGGGGCAGCAAGCTATGACGGCTTTGGTGGCGGTGTGGCTGCTGTGCCTAACTTTATCGAGGATGTGTTCTCTTGCTTTTTGTATACGGGCAACGGCTCTACACAGACCATTACCAACGGCATTGACTTGTCTACTAAGGGTGGCTTGGTTTGGACAAAAATCAGAAGTTCTGCCAGTTTTGGGCATAGTTTAATTGATACTGCACGAGGACTGTCTTCTAATTTAGCAACCGAAATTGCAGATGGCGCTTACACTAGCTTCACTCGCATTACTTCTTTTAATACAACAGGATATGCGCTAGGTGCTAACAGCTATCAAAACGAAAATGCATCAACCTTTGTCTCATGGACATTCCGCAAGCAGCCTAAGTTTTTTGATGTTGTGACGTATACGGGGACGGGTTCAAATACAACTATCGCCCACAGCCTTGGCTCAGTTCCCGGAAGTATTATTGTCAAGCGCACAGATACAACAGCGGATTGGGCTGTTTACCATCGCAGCCTTGCCAATACCGAATACCTTGTTTTAAACAGTACAGCCGCCAAAGCTACAGGCGCAACTTGGTGGAACTCAACTACACCAACAAGTACAGTATTTAGCCTTGGTACTGACGCAAGCGTTAACGCATCAGGCGGCACATACGTTGCCTACGTATTCGCCCATGACGCTGGTGGATTTGGCCTGACGGGTACGGACAATGTGATTTCGTGTGGGAGCTTTACGGGAACGAGTAACGTAAACTTAGGATACGAGCCTCAATGGATACTCTTAAAGCGAAGCGATGGAGTTAATGATTGGTGGATATTTGACACAATGCGCGGATGGCTTGCTGGAAGCGATACAGCTTCCGTTTTAAGACCAAATCTTTCAAACGCTGAATTGAGTACTGGGTTTGATACAAAAATAACATCAACTGGATTTACCACTGCTCTTACCGGCTCCTACATCTACATAGCCATACGCCGTGGCCCGATGAAAGTGCCTACGTTGGGAACGAGTGTGTTTAGTCCGATAGCTTACACAGGTAATAGCGTAGGCAACACCACAGTTCAGAATTTAACAACAAGTTTTTCGGGTGATACTGTAATTATTCAACAAAGAAACACACTTGGAAATGCCCCATTGGCGTTTGATAAATTGCGTGGGAGTACACAAGGTCTTTACACAAGTAGAACATCTGCTGAAGAAAATATTGCCGCTACCCGTGCTGGTCAATCTGTTGGTTTCAATAATACACAAACAGTCTTGACAGGGCAATTTACTGATTTTGGAAATTACAATTATTTGAGCGATACATTTGTTGGCTGGAACTTCAAACGCGCCCCCAGCTTCTTTGATGAGGTTTGCTATACGGGGCCGGGAACGGTAATGACGGTAAACCATAATTTGCAAGTTGTGCCCGAATTAATGATTGTTAAGCCTAGAAGTGCTTCCGGTGATTGGATTGTTTATTCTTCAACGCTTGGAGCAACGGCTGGTTTATATTTAAATTTGCCAAATAATAAATACTTTAATTCAAGCAATTGGAACGATACTAGCCCAACTTCATCTGTATTTACTGTTGGCGCTAACGGCGATACAAATTTTGGTAATCGCACCTATGTAGCCTACCTCTTCGCAACCTGCGCTGGTGTATCCAAAGTTGGCTCATACACAGGCACAGGCACAACAAAGCAAATTGACTGTGGCTTCACAGCAGGGGCTAGGTTTGTACTCATAAAGCGCACTGACTCAACAGGTGATTGGTATGTTTGGGACACAGCACGGGGCATCGTAGCAGGTAACGATCCCTATCTTTTATTGAATTCAACTGCTGCTGAGGTCACAAGCACAGACTACATCGACACCTACAGCGCTGGCTTTGAAATAAGCAGCACTGCGCCAGCAGCCATCAATGCTTCAGCAGGAACATTCGTGTTTCTTGCGATTGCCTAGACTTAAAGGAAAAACAAAATGCAAATCAGAACACAAGACGGTCAAGTAATGTACGAGGCAGAATTTCGTGCCTACACAAAAGCCAATGGCGGTCCTACATGGGAAACAACAACAACTGAGGTGTTAGAAGCCTTGGGCGCTAATGTAGTCTTTGAAGGCCCACAAGCCACTGGCGGCACGGTCTATCAGTACTCCCAAGCTGCTGGTGTTGAGCAAGTTGACGGAAAGTGGTACACCAAGCATGTGCTTGGCCCTGTCTTTACAGATACACCGGCAACAGACACAACCCCTGCCCAGACTGCTGCCGAACAAGAGGCGGCTTACAAATCTGCCAAAGACGCAGAGCAAGCTAAGTCTGTTCGCACCAGCCGTGATGGAAAGCTGGCTGAGACTGACTGGCGCTATCGCCGTGACCAGACAACGACACCTGAGTGGGACGCATACTGCCAAGCACTGCGTGATGTACCAGCACAGACAGGCTTTCCTTGGACAATTACTTGGCCTGTAGCACCATGAGCCAAGTAGACGCAACCGATGCCAAGCTAGCAACGCATGAGGAAATTTGCCAGATGCGCTATGAGGCTATCCAGAAATCATTTGAGTCAGGCGGCAAGCGCATGAGCCGCATTGAATACATCTTGTATGCCCTAATTGCTGTGACGCTGCTTGGCCCAGGCTTTGCCGCTGAGATGCTCAAAAAACTGCTTATGTAGGCGGGTGCAATGATTGATCCGCTAACAGCCCTAGCGGGTATCCAGTCAGCCATTTCTCTAGTCAAGAAGGCAGCGGCTGTAGCAAACGATCTCGGCAGCTTGGCTCCGATGATTGGCAAAATGTTTGACGCCAAGAGCGTAGCCACAAAAGCTATGCTTGAGGCCAAGCGGTCTAAAAAAGGCTCAAACATGGGGACGGCCCTCCAGATTGAGATGGCTCTGGATCAAGCCAAAGTCTTTGAGGAAGAGCTAAAAATGCTCTTTATGCAGACCGGCAAGGTAGATGTGTGGAACAAGATCAAAGCCCGTCAAGCAGAGATGGACAGGGACGATGCCAAAGAGATTAGCGCCTTAAAAGCAGAAGAAAAGAAGGCCAAAGAAAAAGCAGACGAGATGACCGAGATAGTTTTGGTCATAGCTATTATTTTCTTTTTGATGTTCTTCTCCTTTGTCGGTGTGAACGAACTCATAGACTTCTGCCAAAAAACAAGAGGGTGTGTGTAATGTGTTCTCGCTACTTAAATGGTTTGATGTTGGCGATGACTGGCGACTTGGGATTGATCGTTTTATCAAGTGCTGCGCTGCTGTTCTTGCAATTAACTGGTTACTAGACTTGCTATATATCTTGCCAGCCGATAATTCCAAGCAAATCATCGACTTTCTAATTTCTAAAAACCCTTTGTAGGAATTTTTATGCTCTCACTATTCTCGACTCTTGGCGGTCTGTTGATCTCCGGCTTGCCCAAGCTGCTTGAGTACTTCCAAAACAAGGCCGATCAAAAGCATGAATTGGCACTGGCCCAAATGCAGACTGAGCGCGAGCTTCAATTGGCCGCTGCGGGGTTTGCTGCGCAGGCACGGGTGGAAGAGATTCGCACAGAGCAGGTGGCCTTGCAGACCGAAGCCAAGATGGCCGAGGCTGAGGCTGGAATGGTGCAAGGTGCGCAAGAGCATGACAAGGCAGTTCTGGCAAAGGCATCAACATGGGTGGCCAACTATGTGGGAACTGTTCGCCCCACGATCACCTACATTTTTGTAATTGAATTGGTTTGTATCAATGCCTTCTTGTGTTTCTATCTCTGGCAGCACCCTGGTCTGATTACCAGCATGGATGATGTTTTGCGCTACACCGACATCATCTTCAGTCCCGATGAGATGGCCATGCTGGGCGGCATCATTGGATTTTGGTTTGGCTCCCGTGGCTGGACTAAGAAATGAAATTGAGCAAAGCTGGTGCTGATTTGATGCATCGTTTTGAAGGCTGTAGGAGTAAACCCTACCTGTGTCCAGCGAATATCTGGACTATTGGGTACGGGCATGTGCTGTACCAAGGGCAAATCAATTTGCCAATGGTCAGAAAAGAAGGCTACGCTGGGCTAATTCGTAGTGAGCATCCATTGCAATCGGAGGACAACCGTGCTTGGACAAAAGAAGAAATCAATTCGCTATTCGCAAATGATGTACAAAATTTTGAGCGTGGTGTTTTACGACTTGTTCCCAATTGTGCTGGGCATCAAGGCCGCTTTGACGCTTTGGTCTCTATATCCTTCAATTTTGGGCTAGGTAACTTGCAGCGCAGCACAATCCGAATGAAGGCCAACCGAGGTGATTGGGAGGGTGCAGCAGAGGCTTTTATGGCTTGGACTAAGGGCGGTGGCAAAGTACTGCCAGGGCTTGTCAAGCGCCGAGTGGCCGAAAAAGAGTTATTTTTATCTTGACTGATCAATAATGATGCTATGGCCAACAAGAAGCAACAATTAGAAGTCCCATCGATTCCCAGCTTGGGCTTTGCCCCAGAGGCGTATGAGCGCCGGTACTTTGGGGAAATCAATGGGTCATTGAACGGCTACTTTAGAAACCTTATCAGCACGCTGGGTGCACTGTTTGGGATCAGAGGCGGCAAGTTCTTGAACAATCCCCACGGGGCTTTTCAAGACTCAACCGACCAGGTGGCGGCCAATACCACCACAGCCTACCCAATAACATTCAATACAACAGACTTCAGCAATGGCGTGACGATAGCCAGTGGCTCCAGAATCACTGTGGCCGATAGCGGAATCTGGAACATACAATTTTCCATTCAGTTTACAAATACAACAAACGCTGCGCAAGATGTAGATGTCTGGTTTCGGGTCAATGGCACAAATTCAGCAAATTCAAATAGTAGGTTTGGCTTTGCACCCAGAAAGGGTGTTGGTGACCCGTACCACACGATTGCGGCCATGAATTATTTTTTGACATTGAATGCAAACGATTATGTTGAAATCATGTGGAGGACAACCGACATTGGTGTTCAAATTGAGCAGTACGCTGCTGGAACAAGTCCGACACGCCCAGCAGTGCCATCGGCCATTGCGACAATTAGCTTTGTGTCCAACCTACCGACAATCTAATCATGTACATACCCATCAAACTGCCCCCAGGCGTCTACCGCAACGGCACTGAATATCAGTCTGCTGGGCGGTGGCACGATGCCAACCTTGTGCGCTGGTACGAAAACACGCTCCGGCCAGTTAACGGCTGGAGGGCAAAGTCGGCGTCAACTGTGACCGGCGCTTGCAGGGCAATCATCACTTGGCGCGACAATTCTGCGGACTCTTACATCGGCCTTGGCACTCACTCCAAGCTGTTTGCAATGGATATTTTAGGGGTCTTGAAGGACATCACACCAACCGGATTTGCAACTGGCTTTATTGACTCCACCTCCACCACTGGCTACGGCAAAAACCTTTATGGCAGTTTTGCCTACGGCGTGCCACGCCCCGACACTGGAACGGCAAATGTGGCTACAACTTGGAGCCTTGACACTTGGGGCGAATACTTGGTGGGTTGCTCTGACCACGATGGCAAGATTTACGAGTGGCAGCTTGGCTTTACAACGCCGACACTGGCCGCACCAATCACCAACGCACCGACCAACAACAAGGCTATTCTTGTGACCGCCGAGCGATTCCTGTTTGCCCTTGGCGCTGGTGGAAACCCTCGCAAAGTCCAGTGGTGCGACCAAGAGAACAATACCCTCTGGACGCCAGCAACAGACAACTTGGCCGGTGACTATGAATTGACAAGCTCCGGCACACTGATGGCTGGCAAGAGGGTCAAGGGCATCAACCTGCTGTTTACCGATGTTGATGTGCATACAGCGCAGTATGTCGGTGCGCCATTTGTTTACGGGTTTGAGAAGGCTGGCTCTGGGTGCGGATTGATCTCTGCCCAAGCTGTGGCCGCTATTGATACGGCAGCTATCTGGATGAGTAAGTCGGGCTTTTGGATTTATGACGGCTACGCCAAACCACTGCCATGCGATGTCAGTGATTTCGTTTTCAACAATATCAACCTAGACCAACGGGCAAAAGTCCATGCTGTGCATAACAGCAAGTTTGGTGAGATTTGGTGGTTTTACCCAAGCAATGCAGGCATTGAGAATGACTCCTATGTCACCTACAACTACCGAGAAGGTCATTGGGCCATCGGCACATTGGCGCGGTTAGCAGGCACTGACGCTGGCGTTTTCACGCTGCCGCTGATGGTCGATGAGGCTGGCGAAGTCAACGAGCATGAGGTGGGCTTTGACTATGACGGCGCGACACTCTTTGCCGAGTCTGGGCCAATACAGATTGGCAATGGCGACAATGTTATGAGTATTCGTGAGGTAATACCCGATGAGCAGACCTTGGGCGAGGCTGTAGTGTCGTTCAAGACCAGGCTTTACCCAACCGGCACGGAATCCACATTTGGACCATATACGGCAGCCAACCCGACTTCTGTCAGGTTTTCTGGCCGGCAGGTCAACATGAAGGTGACGGGTAATGTGCTGGCAGATTGGCGCATCGGGGTGATGCGGCTGGATGCGGTGGCCAGCGGTAAGAGATGAGCGACCAAGAGCATTTGCAAAGGCTGCGCCATCATGTTGAGGCTGCTTTAGAATACTCTGGTGGAACACACTATTTTGATGATGTTGCCGAGATGGTTTTGGATAACAGGCTGCAACTGTGGCCAGCCAAAAACTCGGTAATACTGACAGAAATCATTGTCTATCCAAGGCTGAAAAACATGCATGTCTTTTTAGCTGGTGGCGACCTAGATGAAATCTCAAGAATGCAGCCGTTGATTGAGTCTTGGGGCAAGTCAATTGGCTGCACACGGGTGACTTTGGCTGGCCGCAAGGGCTGGGCAAAGACATTTTTAAAGGATGAGGGCTACAGTCCACAGTGGGCTGTACTAGCAAAGGAGCTATGACATGGCAACAATGGAAGAGTTATATCAGCAGTATTTGTTGACCCAGCCTGGTGTGGGCGGTTCACAAAACAGATACAGGGACTTGATCTCACAGACTCAGCCTTTTGTCAGCCCTTATCCGGCTTCAAGAGGGCTGCTTGCTGGCGCTGCTCCAGTAGTGCGGAAAATCAATCCTCTGGGAACTTACAGTGGTAATACTGGTGGCAGTGGCTCCGGCAGTGGCTCCGGCAGTGGCTCAAGTGGTGGTGGTATGACAACACCATTTGATAGCATGACACCAGCACAACAAGCTGAGTTTTACGCTGCAAACCCAACGCTGGCCGGTGTAACTCAATTTGGCCAAAAGATTTTTGGGAATACATCACTTGGTCAATTGCAGAATTACTTTGCCCCTGACGTTGTGCGTGATCAAGGTTTGATTGCAGCGGGAGTTGATCCAGCAGCTTATCAGGCAGCGCTACTCGCTAACAGAGGCAGTGAACTTCTTCAGGGGAGCAATACAGAAACTGAGTATCCAGACCCACAGGATATGTTAAATTCTTTTAATGCGGCGTATGCAGCAAATGCCGCAGAAACTAGGGATGCAGCGGCTAGGGATGCAGCTAGTTTCGCTGGTGCGCTTGCATATTTAGAAGGTTTGCAACAGGCTAGCTACAGCCCTAGCGATGATGCAGGCATCACAGGCGGCGGCATGCCTTCTCAAGGCAGCGATAGCTACGACCCTGGTACTGATACAGGCATCTCTGGCGGCGGTATGCCCTCTCAGGGTGATGGCTACAACCCTAGCGATGATGCAGGCATCACAGGCGGCGGATCGCCTTCTCAAGGCGATTACGGTGGCTATGACGGCAACTTTAAAGGCGGTCTAGTTGACCGAGTTGCCGGCCCCAACCCTCCAGGCCCAGACGATGGTGCTGGCTTATTGCAGATTGGCGAGTTTGTCATCAAAAAATCAGCGGTTAAAAAGTACGGCGAGGGGCTGCTGTCTATGATTAACGATGGCAAGATTCCTGCCAAAAAAATGAAATCTCTACTCGGATAAGGGGCACAAAATGTCAAAAGGCGGCAGCACAACTTCATCGACCTCAATCGATCCTGACATCAAGAACGCGTTTCTCTCAAACATAGCGCAGGCTCAAGGCGTGGCCAGTGCATTGCCGGTTCAACAGTTTGCAGGCTACAACCCGCTGTATCGGGCTGGTGAGGAACAGCTTGTCAATACGGGCCTCGGTGGCCCAGGCATCAGCAGCACCGACTACGCTGCAAGGATGGCCGCACTCAGTGGGACATACCAGCCTGCCGAATTGGGATCGGGCCAAGCCAACCTCGGCATGAGTGGCGCTGGCTCAATTGCCAGCTACATGAATCCGTACACCAGCCTAGTGCGCCAGAATGCCTTGGCTGACTTGGAGTCATCAAGGCAAATGGCTATCCAAAATACAGGTGAGCGTGCAATGCAGGCCCGTGCGTTTGGCGGTTC